TGCCGACGCCGACGGTGAGCGTCGGATGTTCGGCCAGCCACGCGGCGATTTGCTGTTCCTGCTCGGTCGTAATCGTGCTCATCATGCCCCCCGCGCCATCCGGCGCCCCTTGAGTAGTTCGGCGCAGTGCACACAGCACAGCGCGTAGTCGTCGTACAGCTCCACCAGCTCGCGGTTGATCGACACCCGCCGGCACACGTGGCAAGCGTGATCATCGTCGTTCGCCTCCTCACACACCCGGTCCCGCGCCCGCTCCCGGCGCGCCTCGGCGTCGTCCGGCTCCTCCCACCGACGCACTAGGGCGCCGAGGCAGAGGCCGGTGCCCACGGTTACAGCGAGGCCGATCAGAAAGCGGGTCAGCATAGGGCACCCCACTGGTCCGCCATCGCCTCGGCAATGCCCGCATACGTCACGCTGCGCAGCTTCCAGCGATCTGGTGACGGCGGCAGCTTGTGCACCCGCGCCTCACGCCCGCTGACCACGTTCGTCGGCCGGAGTGGTGGCAGGTTGTCGAGCCACAAGCACGTGGCCTTGGTTTCGCCATGACCGAACATCCACGGCTGAATGATCTGGTCGGGCTTGCGTATCCGGCTGCTGATGACGCTCACCGGGTTTTCCAGTGCCTTGCGCTTAATCGGCGCCGCAAGCAGCACCCGCACGAACGCCAAGGCTTCCGCTTGTTCGGCTGCCTTGTCCTTAAACCATCGCGCCCCCGACACCGCGAGGTGGGTGCACGGCGGGTGCGCAATCATGAGGTCCCACCCGGCCTGCAACACCTCCCGCACATCGCCCTGGACGTGGTGCGGGTCGTTGTCGGCAGCGGGCAACAGGTCACAGCTCCACGCGTCGTGACCACGCGCCCGAAACGCGCGCCGCACGACACCGGAGAACTCACACGCGACAAGAACTTTCACGCCCCCACCCCCCTTCGCCGCAGCTCCCGCCGCGCCCGCGTGACGCGGCTCATGCGGCACCGTCCATCGTGAACAGGTCCGTGGACGCGTGCTCGTGGGCGTTCGCCAAGTTGCGCGCCGCCTGCCCGAAGTAGCTGCCTTTCAGCTCCATGCCGACAAAGCGCCGCCCTTCCTCAATACTCACGACGCCTTCCGACCCGATGCCGGCGAACGGGGACAGCACGACGTCGCCGGGGTTGCTCCACAGCCGCACGGCGCGTCGGATCACATCGAGTTGCAGCGGGCAGATATGGCGCTCGTCCTCGTGCTCCCGCGCGCTGCGATACTGCAACGTGTCGGCCGGGTTAATGGCCATCCACACGGGCGACGCAAACCGCTGCCACAGCGTGACGGGGAAATCGTCTGGCGTCTTCGTGACCGGCTCCGGGTTCTCTCCCGGCTTGCGGAACGTCACGAGGTAGTCGGGAATCCCCTGCCGACTCATCGCGCTGTCCTTCTTCAGTTGCTTGTACAGCAACCCGATCGCCTTGGTGCGCTGCATGGCCGTCACCGGGTCCTTCCAGATCACCACTTCGGAATGGTAGACCCAACCCGCCGCTTCATAGGCTCGGATGATCTCGCCGCGGAAGTCGCGCAAACCAATCACCCCATCCCGCACCTTGGACGTCGGCAGGTTCATGCAGTGCACCGACGCCAGCCGCCCCGGCATCGTCAGCCGGAACATCTCGGCGATAGCATAGCGGTAGTGGTCGAAGAACTCATCATGACTGCGGCAGTTCCCCATGTCGCGGTCGCTCGCGCTGTACGTGTAGAGCGAGGCGAACGGAGGTGAGTGCACCGAGAAGTGCACAGAATCGTCAGGCAGTTTCTGCATGGCCTCGACGCAGTCCCCGCGGTACAGCGTGAACTTCTCGCCCTGCGCGATATCCTCCACGTACGTATCCATTTGGCGCACCGTCCCCCCAATGGCGGCTTTGTTGAGGTCGGCCATGTGGGCGACCAATTCGCGCGCCAGCTCATCGGCTTGCGCGTCCTTGCGTTTCAGGTTGCTCACGACGGCGCCTTCGGTATCGGCGCTAATCACGTGCACGTGCACCGGGCGGTCTTGCCCAAAGCGCCAGCAGCGGCGCACCGCCTGGTAGTACTGCTCCCACGAGTCCGACACGCCGACAAAGGCCATGTGTGCGCAGTGCTGCCAGTTCATGCCGAAGCCGGCAATGCTTGGCTTCGTGACCAGCACCCGAATGCGCCCTTCGGCAAAGTCCAGCAGCACCCGGCGCTTTGTGTCGTGGTCGTCGGCGCCGCGCACTTCGACCGCATCGGGGATGCGCGCCAACAGCGCATCGGCTTCACTGTTGAGATGGCACCAGACCACCCACGGCTCAGCGTTTGCATTCACGAGCGCGGCGCACCGATCCGCCCGTTCATCGACGCTCGCCCGACGCGCCGCAATGCGTTCCTGCAACGTCTGCGCTTCCATCGCGAACAGCGCCCCATCAGTGGCACCCGTGGCAACCGTGTGCTGCGTCGTGTTGAGCGGCGGCAGTTCGTACCCGGCACCGTTGAACCCCAAGTCAGCAGGATGGCGCAGCATCACCGCCCACGACGCCAACCACTTCCAGAAGTCGTTCCGCGCGTGCCCCTTTAACCGCCACGCTTGCGTCTCGCCCCCATCGTGCACGAAGAACGTGGCCAGCATTTCGGCGCGCGACATCACACCCAAAAACTCGGCGTGATTGCCCAACTCCATGAAGTCGTTGGGCGCCGGAGTCGCTGTGCACGCCAGACGAAAAGGTGTCAGGGCAAACGCCTCGGTAATCGCCGTGCGCGTCGCGCCGTCGTACGCTTTCAAGATGCTCGACTCGTCCAACACAACGCCGCTAAACCGGCGCGTGTCGAAGTGTTCGAGCATTTCGTAGTTCGTCACGATCACGCCGTTATACCCGTCGTCCTTGCGGCAGTAGCGGGCCTCTACGCCGAACTTTCGCGCCTCGCGCTCGGTCTGTTCGGCTACGGCAAGCGGGGCCAGCATCAGCACAGCGCCGTTGGTTTCATCGGACACGTACTTGGCCCACTCCAACTGCATCGGCGTCTTGCCAAGGCCGCAATCCGCGAAGATTGCAGCCCGCCCCCGACGCAACGCCCATCCCGTGATGGCGTGCTGATAGTCGAACAGCATCGGGTTGAGATCGGGCACGTCGGCAAGTCCAGTCGGGACACTTACGAGCGCCTTCTTTGCCAAAAAATCCGCGTAGCTCACGCCCCCACCCCCCTTCGCCGCAGCTCCCGCCGCGCCCGCGTGACGCGGCGCAGGGTGTGGGCGAGCATGTACAGGGCAATCAGGATCAGCGACGCCACGACGTAGCGGGCGCCGATGGTGGTCAGGGAGATCATGGGGCACCCCCCTTCCGGCGATACGTGCCCCAGCCCACGCGCTCGATCTTCCCGGCGCGTCGCAGGTGCCAGATATGGCCCGACAGCTTGACGGTCGGCACGGCGAGCGCCGCCGCAATCTCCCGCTGGCGCAACGGCGAGGACGGGAGCATGTCGAAGACGGCCAGCAGGTCCGCGCTGCGGATGACGGTGGGGGCTTTCATCGGGCACCCCGCGGATCGTCAAACCGTTCCGGCGCCGTCACGTGCGCCGCCATCTGGCAGTACCACGCCGCCTTCGCGTAGTCCTCGGCGGCGCTGCCTTTCAGCCTCGCCCGCGACAGGTACTTAACCGCGTTGCCGACGCAGTAGTCCACGAACCCATAGTCGCCGGTCTGCTCTCGGATATAGTCGATGACTTCAACCGACCCCTGCGTGTAGTGGGCGGGCCGGTTCACCGGATCATGAGCGGCGGGCTTCGGCGGCCACGGCTCGAACGTGTAGCCTTTTTCGAGAGCCATCAGCGCCCCCGGAGGCAGAGGCACGAGTCGCGGTTGTACGCCCCGCAGCATGTCACGGCACCTTCCACGGAAACGACGCCATACGTCGCCCGGGACTGGTCCGCATTGTGCTGCATTCCGCCCGAAGGCGGCAACTGTCCAGCGCGCCCCGTAGGGCGGTTCACTTGTTTGCGTACTGGCTGCATCGCTCTTAGGCTCCCTG